TCATTAAAGTTAGACCTGTTCCTGCTGAAGAGGAGTATATCAACAAGGAGCTAGGTAACTTTATCAGAACGCAGGCAACTAAGAGAGCCTTGCTTGAAGCTTGGGATCTTGCGAAGGATGAAGAGTGGGATCAAATCGTCGAGACGCTGCAGGATGCAGTGACCCAGGGTGTAGACGTTCTCGATGTAGGGCAGTTTTATTTCAAGACGTATCAGCAACGTCTTGCCGACCGTCTCAATGAGGTAAGTTTACCGAAGCTTTCTACAGGTATTCCTGAGCTAGACCAGCTCACTTATGGCGGCCTGAAGCCAAAACAGCTTGGTTTGATAGTAGGAGGTACAGGTAGAGGTAAATCCATCTTTTTGGAGTGGCTTGCTCGTGTTGCAGTACTTCTTGGTAAGAAGGTTATCTACTACACATTTGAGCTGAGTGCAGAGGATGTGGCTGAGCGTTTTGATGCACTGTTTACTCATGTTCGGATCAACGAGCTAAAGACGTACAACAATGAGGTGTTTGAAAAGCTCTCAGGTATGTCCAACAAGTTTGGTGAACATCTTGTTATCAAGGAATACCCAGAACAAGGCGCAACAGTAAACGGCATTCGTGCGCACTTACGGCAGCTTTCGGCTATTGGCTTTCTCCCTGACCTGATTCTGGTTGACTATTTAGATCTTGTTAAGCCTCACCTCACTTATAGTTCTAGACACGAAGAGCTAGATGCTATTACAATGGCGTTGAGAGGACTTTCCAAAGAGTACAACACTAGAATCTACTCGGCTACACAGTTCAATAGAGCTGGTTTGGTGATGGAAAATCCAGATGAGTCGGGCATTGCGGGTTCTGTGGGAAAGCTTTTCACGGTTGACTTAGCTATCTTTATGGCACAGACAGCAGAAGAGCGCGAAGATGAGATGCTTAGATTACTTATCAAGAAGAATAGAAATGGCCCGTCAGGTAGAACTATACAAGTGGACACAGATTTCAGTCGCATGACATTTTTCCGTGCTCCTCCTGCGTTAGATTCTACGGAGGTAGTAGATGGAGCAGAAGGAACTGACCAAGAGGATCAAGCTCTTGGACAAGTTAGTGGAGCCACAGAAGACGGCGATATGTTCATTCTGCAGTAATCGTGGTCCTGTAGTTCGTTCAAATTTGTCTGGTAAGGCTGTTTGTTGGGAGTGTGTATACTCTCTCAGGGTAGCCACAGGCACACTTCCCACTGGATGTATATACTGTTTCAAGTGTTCTTCTATGAAGGGGTTTTGTTTGTTCTTTCCCGACATGGTGGAGTGGACTTTTGGTGGTATAGATAACCATGAGGAAATTATCTATGTGGTTAGGCAGACAACAGGTGCTTTTCTGTGGAATGTTCAACCTGAAAGCTGTGTTTGTACTAAGTGTAGAACTAGAATTCCTTTATGGATGTTGAGGCACAACAGATATGTCCACCAGGCATGTAATACGTGATGTTAAAGAAGATTTTGACTGGGAGTATTATGTTGACTCTCATTATTCAGCTAAGCGTGTAGAAGGTAGAAATGGCTTAGAGTTGAGAATCAACTGTCCTTCTTGTGGTGAGACAAAGTACAAGTGTTATGTGAATCCTGACCGCGGTGCGTTCTATTGTTTCAAGTGTGACTTCAAGACAGGGAACTTTGACCTTTTTGACTTCGTTTCTTTGACTGAGGGTATCACAAGAGGACAGGCGCTTATTCGGCTTGTGCGAGAACATAAGCCGTTAACACCAGAAGAGTTTGTTGTTCCTGAAGAGAAGCTTCCTCCTAAAGCATCGCCGATACGCATGCTAGACAAGCTGCCAGAGGGTTGTGTGCCCTTAGCCGCTGATCCTGATAATCCTTTTTGGCAATACGTTAGCAGCCGTGGGTTTACACCAAATGATTTGGTTGCTACAGGTTTGCACTATACACCTTCAGTGAATCTTCCTGTTTATGATTCTAAAGAGAAGTATCGGGGCAACTTGGGCCGACGTATTGTCTTCCCAATCTACGGAGGTGACAGTGAGCTGATCGCTTGGTTGGCACGCGGCATCTCAGAGAAGACAAGCCCAAAGTATTTCAACTGCCCTGAGTCTGACATTCATAAGACTGTATGGCCTTTTTCACGCTCATACGGAGAATCTGCTGTATTGTGTGAAGGCATAATTGACGCTCTTTCTATTCGCCGAGTAGCAGGGCAGTCAGCTTATGCTACTTTTGGTAAGCGGGTGAGTTTGGCTCAGATAGAGTTGTTGAAGCACTGGGGTGTCACAGAGGTTACTGTATGGTACGATAAAGATGCCCGTCGTGACACGATTAAAACTGTAGAAACATTACAAATGCACTTCCAAGAGGTGTTTGTTCCGGACCTATCTTCATGGCCGGGGGACAAAGATACCGGGTATTTCTTGAGTGATATTCAAGGACCTGCTATCATAGGGGTTGCGCTGGAGAAGCGTATCAATACCTATTCCCTGGAATATGAACGATGGAAAATGCAAATCAGATAATCGTTGTATCAAGTCCGGACAGTTTACCTAAGGGAGAAAGTCATGCAGTTTGTATTGATGCTTTATGTAGGAAATACCAGCTCGTTATCCTCATGTGTTTCGGGGATGAAGCGTATCAACTAAATCGGGGTTATATACTCCCGCCGAACGCTCACCTGATTCCATACGACTACGAAACAATAGATGCGTCTCTAGCTCAAGTAGAGAAATACCTAGAAGGTTTCGGCGTCGGTTTAGTCTCACGGCATAATGTCGATGGGAGACGTTTGCCTTTTGTTTTCACAGGATCGGTACTAAAAGTGCCTGAGGGGGTTGACTTAGCCTTTTTCGATGAGCATGATGGTTCTGACGTGACGAAGGTACGATTGGACGTACCCGACGCAGAGTGGGATTTGTAACCAAATATAGAGGGACAAATGGCGTATCCTTGGACTCGGGGCCGGTGATTGACGAGACGCCGAGGTTGCGGTGGGTGAGGGGCTTTGTGCGGGCCCTGGCCCTGGCAGACTACGACAGTGGGGACGTGGTGGCCCCCCTGTGGGCAGCGACCGTCGGTGTCACGATCGCCGGCTTTGTCCTCGCCATGGTCGGCACATCCAGCGGGTGGGTAGGATGGGTGGCGATTGCCGCTATCTGGGCGGTGAACCTGGGCGGCCACTGGTTCTACTTCGCCGCTGACCTCGACACGCCCGAGGGACGTAAGCGCTGGGGCATCGAAACATGAAGTATGAAACTCCGTATGAAAAACGGAAGCGTGAGATAGATGAAAGTACAAAGCTTTTGCTAAGTTGTATAGCAGGGTTTACCCTAGGATTTTGGATCGTGGTGTTGGTGCTACTATGACTAAGCATGAGGGGTTGTCAAGTTCTAAGATCAAGCGTATATCTCACGCTACAAAGCGTAAGACTAAAGACTTTGATCTTGCCGAAGCTTTTAATGTAGAGCTGGGAACTATGATGAAGAAGGGTCAACCTGTCCTAGACAATGATGGGAATCCTGTACGTAAGACTAAGAAGGTGAAAGGCTTCGTGAAGGCTGGGCCTCTTACGCCTGAACGTAATGATTACTTCAAGTTCCCGCGCCAAGATTTGTTCATGTTTCTCATGGCGCTTGAGCAAGGTGATACCATCTATCTTCAGGGGCATTCAGGTGCTGGTAAGACTGAGATGGTGCAGCAGATCGCAAACCGTTTGAACTATAATGTTGTTCAAGTCAACTTTGACGGTCATCTACTGCGGTCTGATTTGATCGGAGAGATGAAGATTGTTGACGCTGAGACGAAGTTTCGGTATGGGCTTGTACCCCTTGGTTTCACGTTGGCAGGGACTATTCTCTTGTTTGATGAGGTAGATGCTGTAGCTCCTGAGACTGCATTTGTTCTCCAGCGGGCTATTTCTGGTGACCGCAAGATGCTGTTGCACGAGACAAATGAACAGTTTGAGCTACATCCGCAAAACTGTATCGTAGCTACTGCCAATACAAGTGGTATGGGGGATGATACCAGCTTGTACATTGCGGGTACTAACGTCCAGAACTTTTCGTTCCAAAATAGGTGGGATACTGTCCTGCAGATTGACTACCTAGACCAAAAGGACGAAGAAGAGATTCTAGCTAAGATTTATCCTAAGGCTAACACGAAGGTTGTTACGGGTGTCGCGTCTGTAATGGCGCATGCCCGTGCAGGCTTTAAGGCTGGTAAGCTCACAGCACCTTTGACTATCCGGGATAGTATTAGGTGGCTACAAAAAATGTCACAGTGGCCACTTCCGATGTTAACTGCTGAGTACACGTTCTTGAACCGAATGGTTCCCGAAGATGCACTAGCAGTGGCAGAGATCATTCAACGGAATTTCAAGCTACCGAAGCGGGATTCTACGAAGTTTGTTAAGCGTGGTGAAGGGAAGAATCTATAATGCGTCGTCCTACACAGCCAATTGGGGGAAAGAAATGACTGACGAAAAGAAGATAGAAGTTCTCAAGTTGGCAGTCAAAAATCTGCTTCGTTGGGGTAACCATCTTGGTTGGACTGTATCATATCACCTGGGTTTGATGTCCCTTGAAAATTATGAGGAGCATGTAAGCATATATTTGGATCGAGAAGAGCGAACTGACGCTGAAGTCGTGGAGATGATGGAAACACTTTTTTCAGTGTTGGGACCTATGGACGAGGACGCTGTGATGGCTATACTTCAAGTAAACCACGAGCAATTCCTTAGGGTAATGAAATTGTTTTTTGATACAGACTATGACTAGGCGCGTAACAGAGACTAGTCTTGCACGTACTGCACGTCTTCTAACGTCGAAGCATGATATTAAGGTAAGATTTCAGCCTGGCGTATGTGAGACTACCCACAATTCCATCACACTCCCTACTCTTCCGGACAATGCGGATGAGGATCTTGTTGACGCGATGCAAGGGTATCTTGACCAACAAGCAGGTTATGTGTTGTTTTCAGACATGGCAGAAGTATCTAAGCTCAAGAGTCTGGTTAAAATAGATAAGAGAAAAGCTCAAGAGTACGAAGCTTTTCGGATTGTAGAAGACCGTCGTGTTGAAAAGAACATGGAGGATGTCTACCCTGGGTGTGAGTTGAACTTCTTCAACGCACATTACTGGTTGTACGAACATCTTCGAGCTAATTGGGATGAGTTGTCTGATTTTGTTAAGATTCTCTCATCTACTTTTCTTGACATGCGTCATCCGGGCTCTCGTTTTTACCGAGAGTTACCGGAGGCTGCGCTGAAAGAAAAGGTTGAGCAATGTAAAACTATCATCAACAAACATGATCCCGGAAATACTGCCCAGTCGCTCGCAGCAGCAAAAGAGATTCTTGAGCTTCTAGACGAAGAACGTCGAGAAGACGAAGAACAGCGAGAAGATGAACAGGGTAATGAGAATGATGATGAGGGAGAAGGCTCGATAACTAGTCCTGCGGGAATGCCCTCTAAGGGAGAAGGAAAAGACGGTAGTGGTCCCGCCACGGGCCAGGCTGCTATGGGAGCAGCCTTAGCTCAAGCTTCTCAACAAGAGATTGTAGATACCGGTCCTACTATTACTGGTGCAATTGAAGATTATCAACACGGGCTTGACGACGGCCAGGGTTACACAATCTTTTCTGTAGATCAGGATTCGATTGAGGACCTTGACGAGAGATCTATTACTACACACGGTGATTACTTGATGCAGTTGAGGGAGGAGTCGCAGCAGTTCACGTCTGTTATGCGGCAACGGCTCATCAACAGCCTTAGGGCGACCCAACAACGGCGTTGGGTAGGGGGTAAGCAGGAGGGCAGGTTAGACGCTAGGAGGGCCTCACGGGCTGTCCTGGGCATCTCACAGGACGTGTACAAGATTCGTACGAAGAAGGTCAGGCTAGACACAGCTGTAGGATTGGCTATTGACCATTCAGGGAGTATGGGCGGTAGGTTACTTGAGTTAGCAGCTGAAAGTGCGATTGTACTGGGAGATGTATTTGATCCTCTTAGGATTCCGTTCATGGTGTATGGCTATAGTACTAGGGGATATCCAACAACACAACCGGCTAAAGATGAACAGTATTTGTTTGCCCGTTGGTCTAATTTGTGGATAAGGCATTACAAGCGTTTTGATGAGTCTTGGCACAAGGGCGCGCTCAAAATGACGCATGCACGATTCAACCGTCAGGCCAATACATTGGATGGAGAATCAGTACTCTACGGCGTAAAACACTTGCTTGCTCGCCCAGAAAAGCGTAAGATACTTTTGGTCATGAACGATGGTCAACCGTATCCAGGGCATGGACATGTGGGGCGTTGCCAAGCATACTTGAAGAGTATTGTTCACGCAGCTACAGCAGCTGGAGTGGAGATTATTGCCTTTGGCATTCGGTCTCAAAATGTAGAATCATATTATCCTAACTACGTTCTGATTAACGAGCCAGAAGATTTGGTAAAAGAGCCCTTGAAGAAGATTGACGCGATGCTTCGTAAGGGTATGCTTAAACATATGAGGTGAGGGTGTAGATATGGAAGGTATGGAGATGAACTATTTTGACTGTGTTTGTAGTCACGGGTCACACACAATTCGGTACGTATATGATACAGACGAACACGAAATCTATACCGAGGTATATTTAGGAAGTAAGCCTTTTTTTGCCCGGGTATGGCGTGCTTTGAAGTAT